CACTAAATTTATTTTGATTTTTATGGTAAGGACAATCTTTACCTAACTGACCTTGCGAATGTAAATTACTTTGTACACTTTTTTCAAAATGTAAATTTATTTTATGTTCTGGATTATGTGGTTCTATCAAATCTTCAAACATAGAGGCGTTTCTTGGTAACCTTATTTCCATTTTATCATTTTTGACAATGATTTCCATTTCTTGTGGTACTTTTAAAGCATAACCTGTAGTCATTGATTCTAAAAAAGGTATACAACTTTTTACAGTAGGGTACTCCCAAGATGTTTTTAATTTTTTGTACCAATCAGACATATGCAGTTTGATGGGTTCTGGGTATACTATTTTTTCCTCATGATCTAAATATTCTTTAGGAGCTATAAACTCTATAATTTTAGTCATAAAGTTTTATTACATATTTTTAAGGAATAAGCAAGTATGTATATTTAGCTATGCTTTTACTTTTTAAAAATTCAGCTAGTGTTTTGTTTATTGGAAAGGTTTCAGAAGAAACATCAATATTTAATATAGCTGTTTTTATACTTGTCCAATCAGACTTTAAATTATTTATATCGTTTGCATTATTCAAAAAAGCATTAATATGAAAGACTAAACTATCTCTTTTGTTTTCATAATCTACATCATCATGTATCATATAATCTCCTTCAACGTCTTCATAGGTAATAGTAGACATATCACTACCTAAAATAGGAATTCTTTTCTCTAATAAAACATTTGACCATTCAGTAGCATCAGTAGCTTCTTTAATAGTCCAATGCTCTGCACTATAATACTCACTATTTTTTATAGTATCATTATCAATGCATCTTTTAAAAATTCTATCTGCTGTATTAAATGCGTACCAATTTGCCATACTTTCTCCTTATGATGAAGCGTTTTCTTTTACAACTACAATACCAGGTCCACCAGAAGTCAAACCACTTATTCGAAGTCCCCCAAATGTGCCAATACCAGCAATACCAGCTCCTTTAGTGTCTCCTGAACCTGATGCTGATCCTGCCATTGCTGCACAGTCTCCCACATGACTAAAAGTAACACCTGCTGATATTCCAGGTGCTGGAGAGGATACATTTCCATTACTACCATTAGAACCATTTTGTTCGCTAGGACCATTAGCATTATTACCATTATTACCACCATTTGCAGTGATAGTACCTGCTGGATGTGCAAAAGATGAGGCTCCTCCTGCTCCACCAGCAGAATAAGATAAAGGTCCTATTTGAGATGGTGTAGCTATATTAAAATACCCAAAACCTCCACTACCACCAGTACCTCCATTAAATTGTCTGCCCTCAGGACCACCTGCTGGATTGCCTCCATTACCACCTCCACCAATAACAAAAACTTGTATTCTAGATGTACCAGGATTAGTTGTAAAAGTTCCAGAACCAGGACCTCTTTGATATACTCCTGTGTTACCACCCACATCAAATCCAGGGTTACCCCCAGAACCATCAGATGCTGCTGTTAGTCTTCCATCTGCGTCTACTGTTATAGTAGCTGCTGTGTATGTACCAGCAGTCACTGATGTTGACTCTAACTCTGTAGCACCTACTGCACCAGGTCCTATTTTTGCTTGTGTTACTGCGTCATCTGCAATCATATCTGTTGCAACTTGTACCTCTTGAAAAGCACCAGCAGATGGTGCACCTATAACTCTGTTTGCAGCACTTGAATGTTGTATCTTTGCAAATGTCACAGCGTCATCAGCTATTTTAGCAGTTGTTACTGCATCATCAGCTATACCAGCAGTGCCTATAGAACCACCAAGAGTATCTAAAGAAACTTCATTAAGATTTGTACCATCAGCGTAAGCTGCATAAATTTTTGCTTGGTCTAATGTAAAACCTGTACCACTTGCTGTTTTTATTGTTAAATTAGTAGGGTTAGTTACGGCTGTTGCATCAAAGATATAAAATTTTTCTATACTGTCAGGAACTGTTACACTACTTGCACCAGATAATGTAATCGTTGCAAATTTAACAACCATATTTCTAGCATTAGATAATGATGCGTCACTCATAGCTAAAGCTAAAGTGCCACCATCACTTAAGGTTACTTGTTCAAATCCTGCTATTGCTTGTTGTAATAAATTTAAGTTTGTATTTGTCTTATCTCCCCAAGTACCAGCGTTCTCGCCAGTCGCCATTAATTCTAGTTTTAAGTCTGTAGAAAATGTTGAAGCCATATGTTTTGTCCTTTATGCTGCTGTTTCTATTTCAGTCCAAGTTACTGTTGTGCCAGTATCAATTTCTGACCACACTATTAGTATAGGAGTTCCTACACTAGGCGTCAATACCAAGCTAGTCGGAACTATGTTACTTATTGTGTCTATTGTCACACTTCCAACATTACCTGTTATGCTAACACCTGTTACAGAATAAGTTGATATAGGTGTAATACTTCCGACAGCACTTGTTGAGGAAACACCTGTTACAGAAAAACTTGCTGTTCCTGTAACTGTTACTGAGCCGACGCTACTTGTTACACTTGCTCCTGTAACATCAACTGGAGTTTTCTGTCCTGTAACTGGATCGCCAACAGCACTTGTTAAACCCAAACCACCTACTGTTTCGTTAGTATCTTGTTCAAGTGATATAGTTCCCAAAGCAGAAGTTCCTTGTACTCCTGTCGGTGAAACTGTAGCAAATGCTGTTATAGTAACTGAGCCAACATTACTTGATACACTTACACCTGTAACTGAAACGTCTGCATTAGCTTGTATAGTGCTTGAGCCTACAGCACTTGTTACTGATACTCCAGTAGCCTCTACAGAATATCTTTCACCCCAAGCTCTACCACCCCAAAGACCTCTTCCCCAACCTGTGTTAATTAAAAATTCTGTTGGTATGGTTACAGCTCCAATTGCAGTAGAAGAGCTTACTCCAGTAACTGTTTCGATTCTGCCTAAACCAACACTAGACGAACCTACTGAAGAACTTACAGAAACACCTGTAACTGTAAAAGGGTCTACAGCTATACCAAAAGTCCCTGTCCCTACATTACTTGAAACAGATATTCCAGTAACTGTAACTGTACAATTTCCTATTACAGTAGTCGAACCGACTGCACCTGTTGAAGAAACGCCAGTAGGTGTTTGGTCAACATCCGATTGTTTATTCCAAGCGTTTTGTCCCCAGGAGGCTTCACCCCAAGCGTTAGCCATTTTTTATTCCTATGCTATTCTTAGTATAGCGTCTGTGGCATTAGCAGTAGGAAACTGTATTGTAAATGTACCAGAAGTAGCTGTTTTATCTCCACCAAAATCTAAAACTGCAACTGCTGGATCACCAGTTGCTGAGTCGTTATAGATTAAAGCACCTCTTGCTGTAAGTGTGACACCTACAAAAGATAAATCTGCAAAATCCACGACAGCAGTATCACTACTTAAAACTGGTGTAACAGCAGCTAAATCTTTACCAGTTGCTGTATAACCTGATGGTGAACTTACCTCATTATCAGATGTGTAAGATGTTGTTGACTTACCAAGAGTTGCACTTGATGTATACATACTTAATTTAAAAGTGTTTCCACCAGGATTAGTAAAGTTATGAGTTCCTTTTAAAACATCTCTTTTAAATACGTTTGTTACTACACTTGTTGTTATTGCCATATTTTACTCCTTTTTTAGTTTAAGGTGAAGGAGAAGCGACTTGTATTCGAGGCACACCATCGTCATACTCTCCTCTTCTTCTTCTACCCATTTGTTGCAACGCAAAATCTTGTATTTCTTCATTATACTTAGTTTTATATAAGTTGTACATATCAACTGGACCTTTTAAGTAACTAAAACACTCAGTTAAGACGCCATGTAGTAATAAAGATTCTTGAAACTTAGATAAAAATGTTTGATTTGTTGAACTAAAATGAGGTGGGTCTTTTATATAATTCATTTGTATATCATACGATTGATCTGGAACAGGTGCTAATAAAAAAACATTTTCATTCCAGTTAGCATAATATTTTGGTTGTCCTGTTGCATCAGTAGGATTAAATTCAGCTATAAAAGATGTATCTCTTTTTTCTAAAAAATCTCTTGTGCCTGAGTTGATAACTTGTATAGACCTAATAACTAAAATATCGTCTGGAGTATTCAAATATCTTTGACTTGCAGTTGTACTTGCTATGACATATTTTCTTATATCATCATAATCTACTTTACCAGCAATATCTAATTCAATGTTTCTGATAAATTGATCTAACAACGTATCGGATAAAACATTAGAGCCTACCTCTGTATAATTACGAATCTGAGTTAAAAAAGCAGAATGTGTAATACTCATGATATCACCACATCAACAGTACCTATAGATGTTGTTGCCTCTACTGATGTAAGTTTAGTCCCTAGTATATTATCACTATCTGAAACTCTCATACTTGCTCCACTGTTAATATCATTACTTATATAAAGTAAAAATTCTTTTTGGTTTTCTGGTGGTCTTGGTCTTGCGTTTGCTAAAGCTATAGCATCTGCTTTAATATGTTTTCTTTTTATCTGTGGGTGTTTAGCCTCAAATTCAGATTTATGTACAAAAGAGCCATTCCATTCTTTTATCATTTCATTATATGGAAATGCCAAACCTGATCTGTCAGAAATTGCTTTTGCGTATTTACCTCTTGCGTATGCCATAGTCTATCCTTGTGGAAAATAACTTTGTGGTGTTATGTAAACTGAAGTTCTTTGTCCATCTTCTGTTAAAGCCCTTTGTAATTCATCTTCATACAATAATTTATTCTGTTGTACCAACTGTGGGTTTTTTTTCATACTCAAGTAATAAGCCAAACCTGACACCATACAAGGTATGAATCTAAAAACAACATCAGCTTGATTAGTATAAGCTCCAACATCCTCAATCCTTTTTAAGTAATAATATTTAAGATAAGTATAAGTTGAAGCGTCTGGAGTTTGATACAAAGTAATAGTAGGTATTGTTTGTCTATCCACATAATACTGACTCGGTTGTCCTTGTGAACCTTTGTTTGGTAAAGCACTATATTCACTTCTACTTATTTTTGTTAAAGAAACATCATTGGTTGATGAAGTAGTGCCTGTGGTTGTGCTAACATAAGCCTCTAATACATCGTTAGCATTTGTTGGAGCTGTATAAGTTGCTGTGCCTTGTGTTAACAATTGTTCTTTTAATTCAACTTTCCATAAATGAACACCTCTGTTACCCCACTCAGAAAACATAATATTTAAACTTCTTCTAGCCGATTTTAAATCTTTACCAGAATTAGTTCTAACACCAACTCTTTCATAAGCTTCTTCTATAATATCGTCTATATCTAAATCAAATGCTGTTGTTCCAGAGGTTGCCATTTTTTATCCTAAAAAACACCTTTAAATTTTGTTCCCTTAATAGCTATACCTCCACCCTGACTTAATTTTTGAGGCTTATCATATTTAGCTTTTTGCTCCATATACATTTGTTCTTCTCTTTCCTTTTGTCCTACAGTCTTTGGAAAAGCTCTACTTATAACATCTTGAGATAATTTGCTCATCATTTTACCACTAAAAGCACCTTCTCTAAGTATTTTAAAATCTTCAGCGTCTATTTTATTGTTTTTATTTTTATCTATTTTAGCTTGACCACCTGTTAATTTTTTCGTAACAGATTTTTTATAAGTTTCATATTCTTTATCAGATGTTAGTCCACTACCTAAACCACTTGCTTTGAGAGAATCTTTTGCTCTTTCTTTCATTTGTTTTTTTTCTTTTACTGAATAAGTTCTTACTAATTTACCAGTCAATGTGTCAGCACTTCCTTTACCCTTTGTACCTTTTGGTTTTTCTACTTTGACTTTTGACTTACCTTGCATAGATCCTGCCAATGCTCCTAACATTCCTGCCTTTAAGGCTCCACCTTCTTTGAAACTTTTATTAGTTAAAGGTTTTAAAACATCATCATACAAATTTCTATTAATATTTTTTTCTGATCTTTTCATACTTCTTTTATTTTGAGAAGTTTGTTTTGGTGGTACTTTTAAACCATACAGTACTTCATCTATTAATTTATTTTCATCAGTCATTACACCACTCCTTTATAATAATCTGCTAGTCCACCTTGAACTGCAAAAGTTTTAACATTTGTTGGTTTACCACCAACACCTTGAGCTTTTGCTCTTTTTCTTTTTACTGCACTTTGTCTTTCACCTTTGGTCATTCTTTTAGCTTTTGCAAGAGGAACACACTTTGGATATTTTCTTTTAGCATCTGCCTTTTGTTTACTTCTACCACAAGGTTTAAAATTACCGTCTTTGTCTTTACTTCCTATATCCACCCACTTTTGAGCAAACCATTTTTTTAAACCACTTTTTGCCATTAGC